AAGGATGGACCCCACAAGGGACTCGGCGACAATCCGGGCAAGTCCGGCAGTCTGTTTGGTCAGGATCATCCGTATTATCCAGACAGCTGCTCATCGTGCCCGTTTGCCGGAGGACTCAAAAACCGCCTCGGCATGCGATTCGGCAATAAAAAGAAGGATTGTAACAGCTGCCGCCAAGCCGACAATGCCATCCCCGACGAGGAGGTCGAGCGCAAGAAGCAAAACCGCGCGAAATATCGAGAATTGAAAAACAACCCCGAATGGCGCGACGTGGAATACGACAAGCGTACGGGCGGATTGCGAGCCCAACATGTCGGCCATATCACCCATGACGGCCTCAAGGCGGAGCGCTTCTTTGAAGGTCTTACATCCACGCAGCTCGAACTCGAGTGCCAGGCGGAACTCTTCCGCATGGGGCGCGTCGCCTTACTCCTTGATGAGTCAAAAAAGAAGAATGGAAATAAGCTTGCCGCTCTTGATCTTGAACTGGATGGAGAGGCTATGGATATACGCTCTATAACAGGGCACGGATGGTATTCGCACGCGCTTGCAGCTAAAAACAGACAATTGACCAACTACAATGCCCGCGAAGATGTTGAGCATCCGTCTAATTCCGTCTGTCTGTATTTTCATGACCCATCATTGTTCGACCACAAAAAGATGGTGAAATCAATAGCACAATTTCGACATTATCGTGATATGCACGGCGATCTACTAAAACGACAAATTAAGCATGTTTATTGCGTAATAAAAGGGTCGAAAGAGCTGCTGAAATATGATATATAAAAAATAAGCCGGGTCCCCAATAGGGGTATACCCGGCACACCTTGGCATGATAGCCTTGCGGCTAAAGTCCATTGCAAAAGTAACACTTTTCTCTTACACTCCAAACAATGACACCGCAAAATTTTCGTGAATTTGCCGAAAAAAGGCAAAAAGAGCTCGCAAAACTTCTCCGCAGCGATCTGCCGCGGCTCATGGGAACAAAGGCGATGCAGCATTTCCGGGGCAATTTCGCCCGGGGTGGCTTTCTGGATGATAACCTACAGGCGTGGCCGTCGACGTGGCGTCAGCAGGCTCTCTCCGGAGCCGACGGACAGCGCGGGCCGCTGCTGTCGCGCACCAACACCCTGCGCAACCGGATCCTGTTCAGGGCTGCTCCGGGGCGCGTGCGCATCTACAACGATCTGATATATGCCGCTATCCACAACAACGGAGGCAATATCACCATTACACCCAAAATGCGTAAGAAGTTTTGGGCGATGTATTACAAGGCGTTGGGGACGAGCAAGGCCACAGCCGACAATGGCAAAGGCCGCTACAAAGGCAGGACGGTGGCACATCTCAACGCCACCGCCGAATCAGAAAAATGGAGGCGTATGGCTCTGACCAAAAAGACACGATTTGTGATGCCGCAACGCAAATTTATCGGCCCATCGCAGACTCTCACGCGTGAGCTGCGCCGCACCGTCGAGGATGAGATCCGCAAAATATTAACCCCATAATAACAACCAAAATGGAAGAACTGTACATCAACATCATCAATCGGATCGCGGCCGAAGTGCCGGAGCTGTCGCTGATCGACGAGGATTATGGCCAACTGGAGATGTCGGCCGAGGACGACGCCTACCCTGTAACCTACCCCTGTGTGCTGATCGGCAATGACGAAACCGAGTGGGAGGATCTGACCGGCGACACCCAGCGCGGCCGCGCCTCGCTGACCGTGCGCCTCGCCATCGATTGCTACCACGACACACATTACACATCCGGCACATACGACCATGTGCGCGAGCGTCGCCGGCTGCTGCGCAAGGTCTATCGGGCGCTGTATCGGTTTAGGGCTGCGCCCAATGCCTCGGCGCTTACGCGCGTGCGCAGCAGGGGGTACTCCATGCCGCACGGTATCAAGGTGTCTGAGATGACTTTTGCATTTAGGGTCTCCGATCAGATCTGATCGGCAAAGAGCCGCAGTTGGTCGGCGGTGAGCCGCGGGGCACGTACTTTGGGGACAGGTTTAAGCCCCTTGATGCGACCCTCGCGGCTCGCTTTGCGTATGATGGCCATGATGCGCTGCTCGCTCAAAAAAAACTCCCGCTCGGAGAGTATGCGCAGCGCGTCGTCGAAACGCAGTCGCTGAGTCTCGGTCCAGTAGTAATAGCGCCGGCATAGCGCCTCATTACGTAACTTGATTAATTCTCGATCCCTACCTTTGGCCATGTGCAAGATTTGTGCTCTCCAATGCAAAATTACGAAAAAATGCGCAGACTCCCACGAGCCTGCGCACCCAAAACCAAATCAATCTGTAATATCTACCTGTTTTTTGTTGCTGTCTAATATCCGACGGCCTTAAGCGTCGCCACTACCTCGTCGACGATCATATCTGTACGGATGACGCTCTTGTCGGTCATTACGACCCATGCGCTGTCGTCATGCTCCTCGATGACGGCGATGCTCTCCGGTCTGACGTAGCAGATCTGAGTCTGCTGATCGGGGCCTGTGCCCACGACTCTGCGCAACTTGATCATGACGCTGCCTCCTCTCTCTTTGGCTCGACAAAAAAGCTCTCCTCCTGCACCACGAGGATGCCACACAGCGCCATCTCATGCAGCAGCGGACGTGCTGCCTCCTCCGGCTCGTCGTCACGCCGACATGGGAGGTTGCGGTCAGCCAGGAGGCGATCCTTGTCTACCTCCTCTTTTGTGCGGATATAGTTCGGGAGGCGATCCTTGACGAGCTCCAGAGCGTCGGCCCATGTGGTGCCGCGCGCGGTCTTGCACTTCGGCTGACCCGTTCTAAATCCGATCACGCCGTGGGTCATCTCGAGGCTCTTGCGCTTTGCAAAGAGCTCGCTCTGGTTTTCCACTGCGTAGGTCTGCAGGCGCTCAAACGCCTCGTCCTTGGTCTGCTGCAGGGCCGCGAGTTGATCCTGATGCTTTTCGCGGATCTTGGCGCACGCCAATTCGATCTCGGCCGTGATTTTGGTCTGCTGTGCGTCAGCCTTGGCGTAGGAGGCAAATGCCTCTTCGGCCTCCCCGGCCGTTATGCCGGTAATGATTGTTTTTTTTACTCTTTTTGCCATAATGATTATTGATTAATGGATGATTTTTTGTCCTGTCTGTGCTTGATGGCACGCAGTTTGCGCGCCAGTGTGTCAAGCTCGCCATTAGTCAGCTCCCTAAACGGTTTGCCAGCTATCCGTGGGTCGACGCAATACTCATCGACGACCGACCAATCGGTGGTGTCCTTGCCGAGTTGCTGCATGAGCCGTAGGCATATGCTGCGCTTTTCGCGGCGGAGCTCCCGGATGCCAAACTCCCGCTCGAGAGCGCTACACATGGCGTTGTATTCCTTTGTAGTCATATCTCGGAGGCTGTCCGTCCGGCCGTTGGTGTACTGCAGCACGAGCTGCTTCTTTTGCTCGTCGCGTTCGTAGAGCGGCGGCATATACCGCAGAATCGCGTAAAACCGCCTGTAGTTGTCTATCGCCATATCAAAAAAATGTCAGTTGTGTTGCTTTGTAGTTTTCGACCTCTCTGACCGCGGCCTCTATGCGGGCCGCGGCGCCGTCGTGGCGTGTGATCCAGTAGCTCCCGGCGGCCTCGCGCAGTCCGCCAAGCAGAGCCTCGGTCTTGTCCTTGGCTCTTGGCGAGTTGACATGGACTCCGCCGCAGCCGCCGCCGGTCGGTACGGCGTAGGTGACCGAGTAATGATAACCTGCCTGTGTCCGGCCAACCTCTATCCACAGGCCGAGACTGTCGGTGCGGATCACCTCGACGGTCACGGCGTCGATCAGACGGTTATTGACCTGGATCCGGCTGACAGGTATCTCGATCTCCATGTAGCGCGCTATGTTCATATAGCGCCGTGGTATTTGCCAACTCCGTATCATTGCATTGCTCCGTTTTTGCGGGGTTGATCACGACGGCGGGCGGGCACCCATGTAATATCGACGACTGCCACCATTTTGCCGGCGCCGTGACAGTCAGGGCATATGGACGCTTTGTCGTCCGGGCCGTAAGGGGCAAAGTGTCCGGATCCGCCGCAGTAGCGGCAAGTCTGCGGCCGGCTGAAATAATGCTCTGTGCCGGCGCGATCAGGCGCGGCAAGCATGATGCTCTCTCTCATTGTACTCATAATATCTCGTTTGTTGGTGTGATTATGTTTTTATCATCTCCCCAATATTCGCGGGCGCGCTCCGGCCATACATCATAATAGCCGACAGAGCCAGATGTGCGGCCGTGTGACTTTGCTCTAAATCCTTCGACCCATATTTTTAGAGCAGCATCAAATTTGGCACTTTCGGCCGGCCGGCCGGCCGGTTGCTCACCCCTGGTCTGACTGGTAAATATGATCAGCTTGTTTTTGTGTGCCTCAACAAAGTCGCGGAGAGTGTTAGCATTGAGGCCTGTGTACTGTATAGAGTCAATGACGTAAAAGTGAGGACTCATGCGCTTATCCATGCGGGCACTTAATTCGTCTATCGGCTCTGCGTTGAGAAATGACAGCCTGGAGTTGACAGACATCATGTTGTGTTGTATGATAGCGT